CCCGCTGATGCGGGAAAAGCTGGTACTCGCGCAGCGGCGCATCGATGCCGGCGCATGCGGATGCTCCGAGCTTTGCCTGCACGAATGCATCGTAATTGGCGGTCGTCATCGTGCTGCTCCGGATTCTCCGGCCGCGTCACCAGCCAGCCCGCATTCCTCCACCTCGACCGCGATCAACTCAGTGAGCGAGTAAGATTTCGCCCGGGCTCGCGGCATGCGCCCGTATGCTCGTCGGCAGGCATACGTCACCTGTCGGCAGTGGTCGACCAGATCGAGCGTCAGCATCTCGCCCTGATCGAGCTTCGCATGCAGCGTCCGCAGCGGCTGCAGGTCGATATCCAGCCGCTCTCCGTCAACGATGCGCTGCCAGCAACTGATCCATCCGTCCAGCGCAGGCCCGGCTTCGCACAGCTCTCCGCCCCACACCGGCATGATTGCCGCGCCGGCGTCGGTGCACCAGATTTCACCGGTGCGCAGCGCTGCCAGAAAGCCAAAGATCGGCGCGAACGTCGCGCACACCTGCCGCGCGCTCGGCGGCCTCTGCATCCGCTCAACCGGCCGCCGCCGGGGCTTGCTCGAGGTCGGCATGGTCAGGCCGCCGCCGGAATCAACTCGATCACCCGCCAGATGTGGTCCGGCGCCGACCATCCGGCAGGCATCGCCTGCGCGGTGACGATCATCGTCGGCGCCGCCACGCGCCGCGGCCACTGGCCTTTGCGCTGCATCGACCACGTCGGCTGCCCGGCAAGCTGCGAGAGAAAGTCCCACACGCGGATGGCGCCGGGCGCCACGTTCTCGATGATCAGCACGGCCGGCTCGTCCTGCATCGCCCGCTCGATCCCGTACAGGTCGAGCACCTGGCTGACGCTGATGCAGCGAATGCCAGCATGCGTCTGCCCGCCGGCCCGCGCCAGCTCGTGCGCCCGCAGGCTTTTTCCGGACCCCTGCGGCCCGACGATGATGATGTGTCTCTGATTGCTCACGCTGCTTGCTCCAGATCGGTATCCCACAGATGCACACGGCCGACACCGACCGGCGGCACCGCTGCGGGAATGAGGTTGAACAACTGCAGGATGTCGCCGCAGGCGTCGATCCCCTGCGGCACGATGGGCGCCGGCTCTGGCAGCACGCCGGGCGCGTACCGATAGAACCGCATGCGGTACTCTCCGGGCCGATGGATGTACGGCTCCTCGCCAGCCTTCTGCGCAAGCCGATGAATGGCCCCTGCGCGACCGGCGTGCTGCGCCCATTTCTCGGCCTTGAGCGGCGCGATGGGATGGCAGACTCCGTCGAGCAGAGCGTTGATGTAGTCCGCCAGCAGGTACCGATTGATGGCGCCGTCCGAAACCGCCTGCCAGACTGTAGCAGGCGTCACATCGTTCCCCCAGGCGGCGCGCCGCAGCTTTGGCTTGGGCGGTGGAGGATTCGCGCCAGGGGTCAGTGCCGCATACCGATAGACGGTCATCGACGCATCGCCACTGTCTGCAGGCGCACGGTACGGTGCGCGCGATCCGACGGCGATCAGCTCGATGGCTCCCGCTTCAGCGGCCAGCCTGGCCCAATCATCGATGGTCGCAAGCTTGCCGTTCTGCCATGGTCGATTGGTAGCGCTGAAATGTGCACACAGAGCAGCGTGCAGCTTGTCGCGATCGTCGGCGCCGCCGGCGACGAGCTGCCGAATCAGATCCGGAAACTGCCGAATCAGATCCGGAAAGACGGTTCGATTCCAACTGTGCGTGCTCACAGCCGGTCCTCGTCCTGGTCGTCGTCGTCGTCGTGCATGCCGTAGGCGATCGCCCTTGCAAGCACGATGATCGCCGCCGCATAGGTAGCAGCAAGCAGCCACATTTCGGCCGTGCCGCAGGTGTCGCACGGATTCAGCATGACGATTTCCTTGGGCGTCGACGGATGCAGGATGCTGTCGCATCGCTGAGCCGCGGCTCCTGCACGCCAAGCGCCTCGATGTATTCCTTGCGCCGCACGTCGGCGGCCAGTTCGGCAAAACATCGGCGCAGCAGCAGCTGCTTCCGCTGCTCATGCGGCATGGGCTTGCCGATGTCGCGGTCGAGCAGATCGATCACGGCATGCAGGTGAATCTCGGCCAGGCGCATGCGCACCCAAGCGACAACGATGCGCACGCGCTGCGCGGCTGACTGGAATGGATTGTTCATCGCGGCATCCTCAATGGGAGAAACAACAGCGGCCGAACCGGCAGCAGCTCGCCGTCGACGAGCTCGGCAAACCAGCCGCCATCCCAGTCACCGCAGAATGTGGCCTTTACCGGCTTGCGGTGGTAGTGCAGTAAAACCATTGCTTCACATCCGTCGAATGGTCCGAGAAAGTTCCGGCACCATCCGCGGTTTAGCAGCGCATCGATGGCGCTCTGAAACGACTCGATGGCCGCTTGCATCTCGCGGTCTTCAGTGTCCGCGAGCAACTGCCGCGCCTCGGCCGCAGCGAATGCCGCATCTTCCTCAGGCGTTACCGCCAGGTGATCTAGCGTGCTCATTTAGGCCACCTTTGCCGAAACGCCTGCGCGCCGGCCTGAACGACCATCTCAAACTCGTCTTCGTTGAGCGAGATCGTCTCGCCGAACTGATCGATGTGCAGCGTCCTGATGCCGTAGACCTCATTGATGCGCACCTGCGTCACGCCAGGCTCGGCCGGGCTTTCGTCAGCCCTGTGAATCTGCCACGCCGTCGGCGTGACAACGTACTGCGGCGCCGGCGGCTCGACGACGTCGACGTGCTTCTTCAACTTCTTCGTGCCTTTGCTCATGCCGTCACCTCGCTGGCATTCAGCATCGCCACCGCCTGCGCCATCCGCCGCTCGCGCGGCGAGTCCGCCGCCGGCAGGCCCTCGCGCAGCACCTCGAGGATGTGCTCGGCGCGCATGTTCTCCTGCAGCTCGTGCAAGAAGTTTTCCTCGACGCACAAATGCGCCGCGCTGATTGCCAGCCGCAGCGCCGACTGATTGCCGGCCTGCAGCGCCGCCTGCGCATCGCGCAGCGCCCGCTTGACCAGCTCGTTGCAGATTGCCCGTTGCATCGTTTCCTCCCTGATGTGATGGTTTGCTCGTGCGTGATCATCCTATCCATATGCGGCGTTCCTGTCAAGCCAAGAATGGATAGTCTGAGCAAGTAAATCCGCTTGTGGATGGATTGTCAATGGCACAACGCCATGGAGGTTATGGTGATGCAGGCGAAGCTGGGCTACACTGGTCAGAGGTAGGGCGGCATCGGCGCCGCGACCAAGATGATCAGCTCAGGAGAGGTGTGATGACGGTCACTATCGAGTGCAAGCAGTGCGGCGGGGCGATGCAGCAAGCGAAACTGTCAACAGGGAACGCGACCGGGATCGCTCTGGCGCTCGTTGTGCTGGCGGTTGGCATCGTCTTGTCGGTGAGCGGGTATTGGCTGATCGGAGTGCCCGTCGCTGTTGGCGCGCTGTTCATGGGCGGCAAGCGCAGCAAGATCTGGAAGTGCGCGAAATGCGGCTACTATTTCGAGCGCGCGTAGTGATGGGCTGATCAACCCAGGCACGTTTGGCCTGGGCGCGCCTGGTATTGTCTCTGGCCGTCCATCACTCGCAGCACTTGCACCCCTTGATCACATGCAGCCTGGACCGCTTCGGGGTTACTGGCTGCTGTTCCTTTGTGGCGATGCGCCCTTTTTTCGGCAGGCTTTCAGCGCTAGATCAAGCATGATCTCGCGCACTTCTTGCGACGCGGCTCGGTATCCAGTAAGCAGCGCGATCTCGTCTGGGTCTGGCTCGCGCGCCAGCAGAACGCGAGCAGGCTGCGCCGCATCGTAAGCCGTTCCCTGCGGCGTCGGATCGCTGATCACCAGCAAGTCGCGCGCGGTGCGACCGAACGCCTTGGCGATAGCCTCGAGGTTCGCGATCGTCAGGTTTCCGTCGCCGGTCTTTGCACGGCGCACAGTTCCGAATCCCACGCCAGCAGCCTGCGCGACCTCTTCGAGCGTCCTTCGGTGTGGGAATTCGGCCATCCACTTGCTCAAGTTTTGTGCGATGACCTGTGACATGTCCATGCTTCACATTGTGTCGGCAAAGGAAATCCGTATGCGGCTATTGCAATTCGCCACGTGCGGCGGTAGCATGTAGCCATGAACGGATTTCCAGACATTCTTCGTTTCGTCCTGCACCATCTGCGAGCGCGAACCATCCCGCAGCGCACGATCGCCTTGGAAACAGGCGTCCCGTTTTCGACGCTGTCGAAGATCTGCACCGGCGCCATTCCAGATCCAGGAGTGCGTCACTTGCAGTCGTTGGCGGACTACTTCATGACCGTCATCGACGGCGCTGACATCTGGGATGGTCAGGCTGCAGATGATGTTCCGGCAATCGCCGAGGCCGCCTGATGGTGCGTCCGGTTTCATGTGTTCTCCTCGCCAGCGTCCTGCTTGCTTTCATTCGCCGGCAAGTGGTGCGCTGCTTGCCGGCGATCTTTTCAGGATTCGTTGATCCGCTGATTTCAGCGTAACCGTCGCCTTGTACGTGGCTGTACGAGATTCACGTACAGCCACGTACAAGGCTCATCAAGGGGGCAGCAGCCATGTACGAAAACATCGAGGACGCGCTCAGGGACGCAGTCCGTGCACTGGGTGGCACCAAGGCCGTGGGCGGGAAGCTGTTCCCTTCACTGCCGATCGAGCAAGCAGCGAGCCGCGTGGCCGACTGCTTGAACGTCGATCGCCGCCAGCACTTCGCCCCGTCCGAGGTCTGCTGGCTGCTGCGCCAGGCGCGCATCGCCGGCCATCACGAGACGATGGTGTACATCGCCACAGTCGCCGGCTATGAGCCGCCTCGGCCAGCATCAGACCTCGAAGAGCTGGCAGCGCTACAGCAAGCCTTCATCCGCGCCACATCTGATCTCAAGGCCATCGGCCATCGCATCGAGACCATCAGCGCACGCGCCGCCATCCGGCCAGCAGCATGAGCGACATAGTCGACATCGCCCAGCAGGCCGAAGCCCTGCACCTGCAGCGCGCACTCGCTGCCGCCCGAGTACAACACCAGCCGCTGATCCCATGCCACCGCTGCCACAACTGCGAATCCAGCCTGCCGGCCGGCGGCCTGTTCTGCGACACCGACTGCCGCGACGACCACAGCAAGCGCCAACACTTACACCACAATCCCCGCTCCCCCTACAGCCAACCGTTGCACACCCCGCAACCCGCGCAACCATCCGCAACCAGCCAGCAAAGCGGGTCCTTCCCCGCCTCAATTCCTGCGGGTAATGCGAACCCCGGTGGGGCGCTAGATGATGTGGCGGCGGGATAGGCAACGTGCTGCTGAATCTTGATGATGTTTTGCAGCAGATGGCGGCGGTTGGCATCGCTGTCGGTGCTGGCGATCTGCGGTTGGATACGCATCGCTTTGAGCGGGTGCGCGTGGATGGCGCTCGAGG